AGCATAGAGACGCCCCAGCGTTGTCGTGAGTGGGAACCGTTGTAGACGAAAAGAATCAGGAAGGTTGCGAAATGGATGACGCACTCTACCCAAAGCAGAATCACGTTAAGCTCCATCGTTGCCACCCCGGCTTTTGAAAAATGGAATGAGACCGATGATTGTCTTAATCCACTCTGGCACTGGGCCATCTTTCTCAACCATATAGCCTAGAGCGGTAAATACGACCGCGATAAGCGCACCAATGGCCCCAGATACGAACAATGCTTTCTCGTCGTATGGCGGACCGCCGCCGTAGAAATAGACACCGCCGCCGTAGGCCATACCCCATGAGAACAGCGTAAGCATAAATCGTTCCCGAAACGAGGTAGCTTTCGGCGCGGCCAGGTAGAAGCAACAACCTATCGCGGCGCCGGCGGCGGCGTAACCATTCATCCCGGCTAGCAAAGCACAAACCCAAAGGTATGCGTAAGTCTCGCACTGATCCCGCATGGCCTAACCCCTATGTGTTTCGGCCATGATACCACGCACAATTAACTCGGCGGGAACGCGTCGTCGTCTGCGTACATCCGAACGTCATAGTTGACAGCCGTTACACTGCATGACTTCGTGCCGCTCGGTTTTACTTCAGTGACGAGGGCAGGAAACGCCCATGTAGATTCATGCCCGAATTGTATGATCGGTGGCGTGTCAATTTCACCGGACACGTTCGGCACAAAATCAAGCGAAGGAATGGTAAACGTGTAGTCGTCAACATAGGTTGCGACGTACGGCCCCGAAGCCGTACCGTCTAGGCGCCGGATAACTACTTTGTATTGTCCGGGGGTAGACCAGTCCAGGGGTTCGGACGACTCTATCGTGACCGGTGTTCCAGGTGTGTACCCTACAACTTCAGCGCTTTGCCCGTAGCCGGGCGTGGCCACGCCCAGGGCCACGTAGTCGAAGTATGCGCTGTTAAGCGCGTCCAGTTCTGTCTTGAAGCTGTACTGCCGCTGGCGATACAGGTGGGCTCGGCGCCGGCGCATGCCGATACGCCAAGCGCGGAACCTTACCCCGACGCCCTCGATCTTTATTTTCTCCACTCGTTCGCCTGTGTCCCCCGGCAATCGGCATGGCACCGTTTCGTCTTGGCGCGTGATGTGATCGTAATATTCTACGTCCACGCCGTCGAAGTCGTCCGGCTGATCCGGCATAACGAAGTCGTACTGGAGCGGCTCCAGCATGACAGGAGGGTTGTATACATGGTCGAACGCTGGCCCGCGCGGTTCGTCGCGCACTGGTACCAGTAGGCCTCGATCGATGGTCAGTTCGGAGAAGCCGGCTTGGAGCGCGTCTATCACATTCGACTTTACGGTCTTAGAGTCATTAACAATTCGGTCGTAGGTATCCCCGCGCGGCGTCCAGCGTGTTGACTCCAAGCGTTGCAGTTCGGTCAGGTCGATATCCGTTACGTCGTTATAGCCTACGCTACGAATTATATGGCCTACGGCTGCGGATATCTCGCGCGTCGCTTGTGGCGCCTGCCACGCGCCGCCTCGCAACACCGGCAAGATCCTTGTACACGCCAAGTTAACTAGGCTTTCGCTTTGCGAAGAAATGCGATCACCGCCGCGTATGTTGAGCGTCATAACCGTCAAGCCTTCGTATACGGAAGGAGACGAATAGACCATCAGACCCTTAAGACGTTGCCACATCATCGTGTCGTTTTGTTCTTTCTCGGGGTCGCCGCTGCCTTGGTTCACGAAGATTTTCTTCATACGGACCTCAGGCCGCATCGGGTACGGCAACGCGACCTGATACGTGTAGCCCTGCGCGTCGAGGTTGTTTGACGTAGCCTGCACAGTTGAAACGTTCCACGCCCCGCCCAGTGCTTTGTCGCGCCACTCTAGTGACTGAAAACCAGTCAACGAGTTGTAGTTACCTTTGGCATCGAGGAACACAAGCCCGCTTGGGTAGAACACGTCTACTTCGAACATCGTGATCAATTCGCCAGCAGGGCAAGCCGGGAAAGGTCCGCGGTAGCCGGCCGCTTGGTTGGAGCTGTCGAGCAACACCTGTGCGACGTTGGACGACAAGGCGTCCCACCCTGGCCAGGAGTTGTCATCAGTACCGTCAGGGCGCAGACGCTTGACCTGCATGGTGTTGGTGGTGATGTTCAATATCCGAAATTGCATGTTGCGATACGACATCGCCATCACGACAGAGCCGATCACAAGGCCGGTGCCGGGTGCGCCCCCGTCATAGTCAACCTGAAGCGTAGTCGGCGTTACTGCGGTGACTGTGTAGAAGCCTTGGTTATCGCCTGTTATCTGGATTTGATCGCCAACCAGAAAATGATGCTGCGCAATCGGTCCGCTTATAACGTCACGCCCGCCAACCCCTGTGCCGTCTGCTACGGTGTAGTTGTACGGCGCTGCGACGTTTACCAAGATGCCTATAGGCCAGTCGGTGGGGAACACGCCAGCGCCACTAGGAATGGTCACGGTGTCACCGCTGAAGGAGAACACAGACGCTGTCGCCCGTGATGTAAGGTCGCTGCCGGTTGTCAGCTCAAGACCGTTAGCACCTGTGTTGCTGGCCCCTACCTCTGGAGCGGTGTACCAGAAGAAATGAGCGGGGTCGTTAAAGATGTTCGCACCGGGGCCGTAGATGTGGAACACGGCGTCCGTACCCAAAGTGGTCAACGGAGTTTCCCCCGTCTTCACCTCGTTTGAATTGATCTGATACGAACCCTGGCCGATGCTAAGACACATTTCTGTACGTGGCTCGCGAGGGCCGGCGTAGTAGCTGCGCGGGGGCATCAAGTAGTCCGGATATCTCTGCGGGTTGTACCCGAAGAGTTCAGGCCGGACATCATTGATCTTTACTTTATTGCCTTTCGTGCTGCCCTGCCCCAACCCTTCACCTTGCGGACCGCCGCTCCCTTGGTTGATCCCCGGCAGTTTTGGCATCAGCAGCCCAAGCACAGCCTTCGCGCCTGCGATCAATGCGAACGTGATTGAAAACGGGTCAGTGCCCTTTGGCTCTCTGTAGATTTCAACAGTATCGGCGGCAGTGATTAAGGTGCTTAGCCATTGGCGCGGAATTAGCATCTCGCCGTTCAGGTACAGACTTACGGAGAGTTTACTAAGATCGGTCTTTCGGGATATCCCATGCCGGTACAACCACTCGCTGACCAGTTGTGGTTTGCGAATGTGATAGGTTTCCTTCCCTTCGTCTGAAAGGCGGCTTGCGTAGATTTCGATCATGGGCGATCTCTGTGGAAAGTGACCGTCGAATGGTCACGCAACCATTTGTGTAGGGGAAGGAAGCGAGGGCCGCGCGTTGGGTTTATCTCAAGGATCCTCAATCCGTCAAGGGACTCTACGACCAGTGCTACATGTGTGCAGATACGCCCAATCATAACAGCGGCAATGGCTCCGTGCTCGGGCTGGCACAACTCCATTACGGAGGATTCTTCCTCGTAGGCACGCGTGAATTCTCGTGGGTCTTTATTGCGCAGGCTGCCGTACTCGGCCAGGAGCCTCTTGCCTAGTTCAGCGTGTCTGACGTGTCTAACCAGGCCCCAGCAGTCGTACCGGTCGGGACCCCGTGCGCCATCCTCGTACGCGCAACACAGATAACTATTGACCCATTCCACTATATGTACCTCAGACCTGGGGCGAAGTTTACAGTGTACAGCTGTCTCGGCCAGGCTACCCCAATCATGTTGAAGAACCCGGTATCAAGCTGCGCCTGTTGTCCTTGTATAGTTCCTCCGAGAAGCGTAAGCACGTAGGGCTTTTCGGCGGGTGCGGCAAGGTTCGTGTTCAGATAGGTTCGGTAAATCGCTGTAACGCGGGCGTTCGCTTCGATAGCCCGGTCGATAAGTCGCGAGGCTTCACCAGTCGTATTGTCCACAGCGAAGGCTAATGTCTGATTCCCCTTGTTATTCTTGGCCGCTAAGGCGATATCGATATTGGCCCCGATGAAGGTTATCACCCTGCCATTTTCATCAGTCGCGATAACGTCTTCAAAACCGGTGCATATGAACACCGGTTCGGCCCACGCAGCGCAAACCAACTCAAGGGTACGGATTATGCAATCCGTACCCTCATTGGCCCCTGCGTTAACTTCCGCAAGAATGGCGCTCATGTTAGTTGCCGGTCAGTCGACGTTGCTGGAACCAGTCGACGTTTAGTACGTTGCCTGTCCCGTTCGTCATCCTGCGCAACCCGTCCACAATGTACTGCGTACCGCCACCGCCACCGAAGGCCATCAGGTTTGGCGCATAGTACACTTCGTCACCGATGCGCCAGGTCGCGTTGGTTGGCACTGCGGTAGTGATCGTGCAGGCCTGACGACCTTGACGACGACCGGAAACAATCATCGAATCGAAGATAGGGGTTGTCGCATTCGACGCAACGTCGTTACCGTCCATATCAAGCGAGTCAAGCGTAGACGGACCGCCGAAGGTGCTTAGGAAGATGCCGCGGTTTATCACGCTGCCCGCAATCTTGTTGCCCTTGATGGACATTGCACCGTGCGCGCCAGTGACGTGGATACCATCCGGCAGAGCTACCGCGGTAGACGGTGTAAGATTGCAGATGTTGTTGTCGCTGATCATCGTGTCGAACGCCGTACCGGTCGCCCCCAGGCCGACAACGATACCGCGACTGAAACCGGACACCATATTGCCTTTTACGTCGGTGTCCTGCATGAACGCCGCCGAACCTGGAGCGACCAGGATACCCATGTTCGACACAACGTCGAAGCACTTCAGAACGTTGCCTTGCACAGAAACACGGTCGGATTGCCCGTCTTCCACGCCAAGCAAAATGCCCGTTTTAGGGAACGTCATTCCAGGGTTAAGGATTGGCCCTTGCAAGATTTCAATGGTGTTGTCATGGATGATCACGTCACGCAGGCCAAGCGCAATTGTGGTCAGGCTGTACAGGCCAACGCCAACCCAGCTAACCCGTGCGTGGTTGTTGCATACGTGCATGCCGATTGACGGGCCGGTCTGGTTGCCTGACACCCATGCAATCTGGCAGTAATTGTTGATGTTATTGTTGCAGAAGAAGTTCGACGAACCGTGCAGTTCAGCAGCAACCACAGGGCCAGCGACACCGGTAGACTGCGACGGGTGGTCGAAGTTGCAGAACTGCACCCAAATCTTGTTCCCCCACATGTACACAGACGAGTGGTCGCTGCTGTCGATTCCGTTGTTGTAGAAATCGCAGAACATGATTTGAACGTTATTGCTGAGTACAGCCGAACCTTCCTGTTGACCGGTTGCGATGCAGGTTACGCCGGGCGAGTTGATGAACGCCATATTCATAATGCTGCAATTTAGCATGCGTGCGTCAGTGCCGACGGTAGCCACGCGGCCTGACACGAAGATGCCTGCGCAGTTATAAGGGTTATAGACGCCTGAGCCGCGACTCGGGCTGATCTTGTTATTCGCGCCGTTCACGTCAATTGTGAAGTCACTGAAGTGGGCATCTTGGATGATGCTGTTACCGGCGAAGATGTTGAAGTATTTCGGCGAAGCGTCAGTCGACTCATTGTCCTTCAACTTGATGATCGTTTTGCCCTTCCCGGCGCCTTTCAAAATCATGCCAGTTTTGATGATCAAAGCACAGACACTAGCGCCGCCCTCAAGGGGGATGTTCTGCGCAAGCGTGACTTCGAACGTACCGGCGTTGATGCAAATTGGGAACCCGGAATCGATAGCTGTCTGTAGCCGCAGCGTGTCGACATTCGTACCGTCGCCAACGAAGCCATACGAACTGGCGTTGACGAACGCAGGCAGCGAACGCAGCAAAGCATAGCCAACAGTTCCCGCTGGGTAGTTTACGCTACCGTCACCAGCGAACCCGATAAGACCGGCACCAGGAGGCGCGGCAAGGTCTGTACGCAACACTGCGTCACCAGCACTGACAAACTTCGGCTGATCGATAGCCCAGTTGTTTACGGTGGTATACGGAAGCACCGGCCCGGGGCCCGGCGGTGGCGCTGCGGCTCGCCAGAACTCCCCGTCCTTCGTAAATATCTGGTTCAACCGATCAATCGTCAGCGGGCCATCCGCGTCGTAATCGCCGATAAATTCGTATCCCGTATTCAACAGCGCGTTTTGCGCGTCGACTTCGATACCGTGATAGGTCTTTCGAATTGCCCCGAAACGGTCGGGCCACGTCAAGTTGACTTGATCGTTTACCGCGTCGTCCAGGTTCGAGGCGTTGTTATACAGAACCTTGACTTCAGTCGAGCCTAGCGGGTACTGCGCGGTTGGGTAGGTGTTAGCCATTTAATTATCTCTCGAAGGTGTAACCTTGGACTCGCATGTACGCACCGTTTGCACCGGGCGTGGCAGAGTACGCGTAATTCAGCAACTGGGCACCGTAAGAAATCGCCAGTTCGCAGCAGAGCATTTGACCCAAAGCAAGCGATACTTGACTATTAGTCGTAGACACCGCACCAGTGTCAGCATCATTAACATAAAGGCCTACTGCGTTTGCCGTGTTGCTCCATAGGAACAATTGCGCAAAAGGTGCAGTTTCCGGCACACAACCAGCCAACGAAACGTTAGTCGATGCCGTGGCCACGCCGTTCGATAGCACAGAAAAGGGGGAGGCGGTGAAGTCACCGCCGTACAGTATTTTATTGCCGCTTTGCTTGAAGCGCAGAATGGTGTTTGCAGCGCCAGTGAAGATCGACCCGACATAACGCCGTGATGCGTCACCGGTCTTAGTCCTGGCGTTGCCGTATACCTTCGCAGAAGGCGCGGTGGTGACAATCTCAATGTCAGGTGTACCAGCGTTTGAGAACAGATAAACGTGGTATTTCGTTGCAGCCGCAAGCACGAGACCGGTTTTTGCAATCGCAGCCGGAACCGGTAAGACAGTGGCCAACGAATCGATGTAGGCCGAACCCGTTTGAACAGTCAGTGCGTTAGCGCTTACCCACGACATCTGCAACCCTTCGATGTACGCCGGACTTACTTTGCGTCCGACAGTAGCTGCGGCAGTAGCTGCGGCTGAGCCATCAAAGTTTACGTTCCACGCGACATCCCCAGTTGCGGCAATATTGCGCGATGTTGTCAGTTTTGCCGCACTGCCGCTAATGTTGTCAGCACTGCCGATTGCGCCAATCGCTGTACGCGCATCAGCCGCACTTGCAGCACCGAGGAACGTACCTATAAACCCTTGCCACCCGCCCACGATAGCGGCGCGCAATTGTGTCAGCGTACGTTTGCGGGTGATACCCGACTGAACCACGGCGTCGATATCGCTTTCATTAGCTAGTGTTGCCGACGGCAATTCACTAATTCTTTTAGCCACGGGTCAACTCTCCAGTGTCAAGGACTCGCCGTCCTCGGTTAACAACTCTTCGCCGTCCTCAAGCAGCAGGGGCTGACCGGGCAGTGCCAACGGCCATTCGCGATTCATTGCGTAATCAAAAATTTCAGGGTTCAGGATAAAGCTCGGCAACAATTCGACCCAACCGGGCGGGAGCATTGGTCTGTACCGTGTCTCGCAAACGACCCGATAACGCCACAGGTATTTCCCCGTAAGCTCTCCTCCCGCGGGCGTTTCTGTGAATCTGATTTCTTCCTCCGTGAAGCCAAGGGGGCTAAGCAGCTCCATGGTGAACCAGCCGGCCCCGACGACTTGTGCCGCCCACGCTTCAAAAAACCGGGCTTGGGTGGGCGTCATAATCCAAGTTAGTTGGATCGTGTCCGGCACGTCTGTAAACTCTACGCGCTGCCGAGACCGTCCGCTGTCCATTGGTGTTCTGCGGATGTTGTTTACTGGGGTTCGTGCGTAGTTCTCACGTAGAGGGCACGGTAACCCTTCCGGATATACGGGGATAGCCATTAGCGCCCCGCCGTCTGCAAGCCGAACTTACGGTTCATAGCGTCTGCAGTACGTCCGTCTCCCAGCAAATCTGCCACGAAAACATCGATCATTCGTTCCCCCTGCTCGCCTGTCCGTTCTTCGGACTGCCCGGCGCGTGATGCATCTTCGATCAAGTTTACCGTAGTGCCGTTGCCGCCGCTCGGGCTTTTCATACTGTCCAAGGTCTTGTCGAGCTTGGCACTGGTCTGTGCGGTAGTCACACGCTCGCCTTTCTGCAAAAGCCATGTGCCGGTTTGTGGCACAGCGTCGATACCATCGTGCGCCATACCTGCCAACGAAGCGGTAGCTACGCCGGCCACTAGTGGGGCTGCAAAGGCAGCAGCACTGGCAGCGGCAGCGGGGGCTAGCAACGGGCCGACGATAGGGATAGCCGCGGTGGATGCGAACGCCGCAAGGGAGGCTTGGAAGGCCGTAGCCTGGGCGTTTGCAATCAGCGCGGTGGACGCCGAAGCTTGCGTGGTCTTTCCGACGAACAACTGCACAGCTTGATACACAAGCCATTGCGCGGCCATCTGGACTAGGGCGCCGACGATGGACTTAACCATCAGCACGCCGAGGTCGGCGAAGGCATCGCCTACGGATTTCGTGCCGTCAAGAATCGACATGAACGTATCGGTAAGACCGTCTGTTAGCGCGTCAAGCGAACCAGTGACGAATTCAGCAGCCATCGAGCTGTAGTTCGTGGCTTCCTCAGCCCAGTTTGCCCACCCTTCGGATGCGCCGAGGAAGAACGAACCCTGCGCTTCGTCCAGTTGGTTGTAGTAGTCCTGCTGCATGACTAAGCGCGAAGCCAGGTTCTCTTCGAGAATCGCTGTTTCCTGCCCATACAGATCGTCGCTGATCTGCCCCTTGTTGAACTGGCTGTTCAGCTTGTCGACTTCGGACTGATACTCCTTACGGATCTGCAGATCTTCTTTCAAACGCTCTCGCAGCTTCTCGCCTTGCCCTAGGCCGGTAAGCGAAGAATCTAAACCTTCCTGTGCCTGGCTAAGCTTCGAAGCTTGGTTCTCTTGGAACGCAGCAAGTTTACCGGCTTCGGCAGTTGCTTGTTTCCTGGCGTCAACTTCCTGTTCAAGCGCTACGTTGCGTTTGAGCTGTGCGCGCAACAGATCCTCAGAAGCAAGGATCGACTTCTGATCTGCGGTCTGAATGTCTTTCGACTTGATGTCGGCAATCTGCTGCTCAAAAGCGGCGAGCGCTTTGGCTTGGGTGCCGAGCTTATCCGTCGTCTCAGATTGAACTTGGAGCGCGGCGGCCTGCTGCCGCAGCGTATCGAGCATTCGTTGGCCGGCGTCTTCTCGGAAGGCTCTAGGCGCCGGTGCGGACTTGGCGGCCTTCAAGCGTTCTGCGTCTGCCTTGATAAGCGCTTGGTTAGCTCGAACTTCTTGCCCGGTTACCTCTGCGGCGGCTTTCTTCGAGGTCTCCTGTTGTTTGAGCAACCCGAGCTGCTTCTCCAGCGCCTCGGTGGTTTCGTCTGCCAGTCCTAGCGTGGTTGCCAGGTTGCCGAGGCCCGTAGAGATAGCGCCGGATATGCCGCCCTCTTTGCGGGTCTGCAGGATGCGTTCGAGCAGTTCGATCTGCTTAGCCGCGTCAGGAAAAAGCTCGCCGCGAACTTGAGCATAGGCATTGCTGATCGCCGTTCCGATGTCGTCCCAGTCGCGTTCAAGGTCAGACAACGAATCGCGGTAGGTCTTCAGTCGTGTTTGAGCATTCTCGGCCAGGGTGGCGCTGAGTACATCCAAGGCTTCTTGCTTTTTGCCTTGGACGTCGAGGGCTTTGATAACCTCGTACTGCTCATTGGTGATTAAGCCATACTGCGCGCTGATCTTCTGCGCGGCGGTTGTAGCATTGTCGCCCAGTTCGCCAAGCGATTTAGCGACTTCTGCCGCGCCTTTGCCGGTGAACTCGCCGATAGCCGTAGCGGCTAGCGCGAGGTTGCGGAATTGAGTTTCGCTAAGCCCGGTGCTGCCGGCCAGGGCGATAACGGCTTGCCTGGCTTCTCCGAGTCTTCCGGTTAGCGTCGCGGCGTCTTCTGCGAGCTGAGACAAGGACGAAGAGGTCTGCCCCGAACTGGCCGAACCGCTGAACAAGGCTTTGTTAAACGCGCTGGCTTCCTTCTCCGCGTCGATGAACAAAGCGGTGATCGTACCGAGAGTGGCGGCGAGGACCGTGAAAGGGTTGATCAGCCCGACGACGTAGCCGCCGAGAGCCGATGCCGCGGGGCCGATGCCGCCGAACATGTCCTTGAGCTGGCCGCCCTGCTGAAGCAGCACGGTCAGGGGAGCTTGACCGGCGTAGAGAGAAGTCGCGATGTCGGTGAACTGCGCAGGCACGCCGCGAAGGTTGTTTGCCAGCTGCTTTGCGCTAAGGCCGCCTTTGGTCAAGGCCGCATCGGTCTGCGCCAGGGAAGCGCGCGTAGCGTCCAGTTGGGCTTTGTAAGCTTTGTAGTCTTCAGTCGGCAACCGCCCGGCTTTGCGGTGGGCGTCTAGCTGCTGTTCCATCTTGTCGAGACGGCTATAAGCCGCGACAGTCGGATCGATTTGCCCGATCAGCCGATCAAGGGCTTCACCTTGCTTTTTAGCTTCCCGAGTCGTCGCAGCCAAAGCGCGTTCGGCCTGATCCATACCGCGCTCGAAGCCTGCGGTATTCGCCACGAGATCAACTGTCAATTGCCCGAGGCTGCCTACCGCCATAGCTATTGTTTCCTTGAGGCTTGAAGCACTTTTAAGAAGTCTTGCGGCGTAGCATAACGCAGTTCGTCGTCAGATTCCCGATTAGGGATGAAGTCGGCGACCTTTACGTTTTTGTTGCCCATAAGCTGCGCGCCGGTACTGCAAATCAATGCCGCGGCTTGCTCAACACGTTCAGCTATGTTCAGGCCCCCGTGGCGCTTGATGTACTGAGCCCACTGTCGCGCTTCGACCATGGAGAGGTTCTGTTGGGCTTCGGCGATCGTGCGACCGCCTACACCGTTCAGGACTAGTTCGAACCAGAGGTCTTCGGGGGCTTCGTCTTTGCCGATTGAGCTTCGTTAACCGCGGTGATCAGTGCGAGGAACAGCGTGTCGCACATCGCGCCGCGGCCTTCGATCCCGGTTGTGCCGAGAATGTCAGCCGTAGAGAAGATCGGGCCGCCCTCTTCGTCACACACCATGGTCGCGATCCGTGCGGCCAGGTGCTCCTGATTGCCTTCAGCAGCTTTCCAGGTGTTGGTGATCGTGTGGTAAGACGCCAGGCGCACGCAAATGTCTGCAGTCAGCTCTTCGCCTTCCGTGTTGTGCCATTTGATCTGGCGCTTTACGAAAGGCTCTTTGACGAATGCGCCTTGAGCAACGAGGTCTTTAAGGTTCAGGCCCATGGATTAGCTCGACGACTTAGGAATGAGAACAGGTTCGCCCGACACTTGAATGCCAACGGTCGAAGTGACCATGGTGTTCAGCGCGAAGGTGAATGGGTAGCTGTTCATGTAGCCTTCGAAGGTCAGCCAGCTGCGGGTCGGCGGCAGAACGAATTCATCTTCGCCGGAGCTGTCAGTGCCAGTGGTTGGTGCCGCGGTGCCGTCAGAGAAACCGATAGCCCATTTCAGCGTCACGCCTGCGGTCTTCAACTGGTGCAGACGGATATGATTCACGTCAGCCGGATCGAACTGCAGACCGAAGGTAGCGGCGCCGGGAGTGGCGAGGCCAGCTTCGTAGGTACGCGACAGGTCGTTCAGACAGGTCGTTTCGATTTGGTCGATCGCGGTGTCGATACCGTCGATGGATGTGATGCAACCCACGTCCAGCAGGGCGCCGGTATCCGGGTCGATGGTATACAGGTCTGTTCCCTGGCTCTTGATGGTCATGGGTGTTGCCTCATGGATTGATGAACGTTCGACGGAAGCATATCACGCGGGGCGCGATTCGCAAATCAGGTCCGTTCGACCAGCCAGTCAAGATCGAAGCTGGTGCGGTACAGCAGCGTTTCTTCGTCGCGCATGTCGCCCCGGTACCCGGTGATGTACGAGTCTAGTTCGATCGCATTGCGGATCGCTTTTGCAACCGTGGTCGTAGACTGTGTGGTCAGGCCGTACACGTCCACTTGGAGGCTAGCGCGGTCGGCATCAGGACGGCAGTTAAGCATGTTGAACGGGGAGCCGCCGATCCACTGGTAGACGACGTAGGGTTTGGCGACGGTCTGAGGCGCCATGCCGAAAGGGTAAATACGCGGCGACGTACCGCCGAGCAGCGCTCGGACGGCGGGATCAGCTTTGCACACCGTGTAGAAAGGTACGTCCATTAGTCGAGCCCCAATTTCAAAAGCTGGAATTTTGCAGAGGAAAGGAATTCTTGGAACACGGCTTGCTGGTTCTGCCCGAGAGCATTGCGCATGAAGGGTTGCGCGCGATTGCGCGATGTACCAAGTTCGACCCACCACCAGTAATAGGTATTGCCGCCGCGCTGTCCGCGTTTAGTCTTGCGCACGCCGACGGATATCTTGGTGCTACCTGTCTCGGTGAAATAGCCCTTGTCTTCAATCAGCGCAATGTTCTTCGAGATGTCAGGAACGGTGGAGGGATCATCGATCGCGGCAGCTCGACGAATGGCGTCCTTTAGCACGATGTCCATAGCGTCTTTGGCGGCTGGCACGACAACCTGGCGCTGTAGCTCCTGTGGCAGCGTCTTGAAAACGCGTGACAGCTCTTCGGCACCCTTCAGTTTGTACGTGATCCAGTCGGCCATGTCGTCGCCCTCGGTTTGCCGGGAGTTTATCACAGGCAAGAAAAAGCCCTGAGTTTTTAGGTCAGGGCTTTCATCGAAGGGTAGGAACTGATCCCTACATGCTTGGCGAGTCTTGCCAAGCTCTTTTATAACGCCTTCATCTTGGGCGTCACGCATCAGCCTGCGCATTCCTCCGAAACACAACTTTACTAGCTAACCCGCTTGAACGCAAACGACGTAATGCCTTCGCGGCCTAATTCTGATTCAGCGTGGTTGACTTCCATAACCTGGAAGCCTTGGTCTTCGCACCAGTTCACAAATCCTGGCAGCGTCCAGTAGTGCAAATGCTCACCCGGCTTGTAGTGCTTACTGGCCAAGCAATCCGCCATGTCGTTATAGATCGGCATAGAGACGAAGAGCCAACCTGTTACCTGCGCCAGCAGCTTTTCAGGTTCAGGGATGTGCTCCAAGCTATCCCAGCAGGTTACCGCTTTAACAGCGCCGTCCCGATGGTACACATCCCAGTAGATGCCGCTTTCATCCAGCCAGTTGATGGCATCGATATTCACATCGTAGCCACGGCCCTTGGCTTCTTGGACATAACGGCCCCCTCCGATTCCGATGTCTACCGTCTCGGACGGGTCGATGTATTTCTCTACCAGTTCCAATCGCGCTTTGGTCAGCAGGCCTCCCATCGGCGTTGCATCAAGCTTCTGGTAGTGCGCGAAATACTGGCCTTCATAGCGCATTGCTGGCCGCGTGTGAAATCCGCGCCCCAGCTCCTCCGACCAAAGCAAGGTGTCGGTCAGCCCACGCGGTAAGCTTGGCGTCATAGTTGGAAATCCTCTTGTCACAGTTGTGTTGTTTGAGTTTGCACCGGCAAAAGTTGTCCGGCACTGCGAAGGTAATTGTACTGCCGTCCGGGCAGATCTGCTTCGGGGAATTGAAGCCGCCTTGGCCGCCGCAGATGATCCACGCGGGAACCTTGGCCGCAAGCGCCGCCGGGACCAGCCAGCCGATACCGCCGATCACGGCGGCAGCACCCTTGACGAGCGCCAGCAGTTGTTCAACCGGCAGCTCGCCTTTGTGATAACGCACGTCGGCGATCGGCAAAGGTTCTACCGCCCACTCCTTGCCGTCTTCTAGGTCGGCGACGCTGATCACTTTATAGCCTTTTGCCCATGCCAAAGCTGCGGCTACTGCTATGTAATCTGGATCAGGGTTACGCGTATCGGCACGCCACTCACTGCGCACTGTGGCAGGCCTCACCACGACATACGGGTCGGACTCGGGCGAAGGCGGCAGTGGCGGTAGGTCGAACTCGCCCGGCATTACTCCGAAGCTGGCAATCATCCCGGGAATAATTCCCTCGGTACCGTAGCGTATCTGCCGAGTCGGTTGACGCGTGGGCGGCATCGTCCAGGTTGCGTGGCGCGCGATGTTCTTCGCTTGGGTGCGCAGATTGGTTTGCGGTCGGAGGAAGTGTACGCCGGGAATATCAGAATAAATTTCCGGCCAAGGCGTATCGAGATAAACAGGTTTGGGCAAAGCTTTTATGAAAGGGCGCATGAAGAGATTATCTCCGAGGCCCCGCATTCCGTGGATGATCATTCGCTAAGTTCCATTTTGAATCCGTGAGCGACTACCCAACGAAGAAGGCTTTCCGGGAATTCGTCTCGCCCGGCTATGCGCAGGATCAGCGCGGAGCCCCAAAGAAAGCTACCTACCCACCATGCTTTCTTAAGGTTAATCGTTAAGGATATCTGAGCCATATCGATCTCCAGATAAAAAGAACCCGCCTTTCGACGGGTTGAAGTACGGGAATTCTGGGGTTCCGCATGTGCGGGCTGCGACGGGTGAACTTCTCTAGACTCACCATGCTTTCGCGGTCTTGGCGCTGGTTGATCAGTTAGAGACTGCACTTTAATCCGGAACTCTGCATTCTTGTCCGGCTTCACGTTGTGCGCCTGATAGCTAGCTGCCTCTGAAACGAACTCTAGTCCCGCTTATCACAAGTGTCAACAACCTTTTGCAACTCTTTTTCCAAATACCCGAGCCGGTAGCATTCCAACGCCGTTTCACGCGAGCAGTTCACCACCCTATCACGCTGCGGCAGCCGGGCGTGTTGCGCTGCCCATTTGCGGCACCGGAGTTCGTCCGGGTTCTTCGTGTTCTCGTGGTCGCCATGCCAGTGCGTACCGTTAGACACCGTGCAGTCGTACCCAAGAAGCAGGACGTGTTCTGCGCCGAGCTTGAAGGCCAGTTCGATCGCTCTCAAACCAGAGTTATATTCACCGTACTTTTCGTCATAGTTCAAACCGTGCTTTGCCACTGCCTGGCGCGTACAGCTCCATCGCTTAGGTCCATGGGGAATCCCATGGACGTTCACATCCCACCAAGCGAGATCACCTGCGTAAAGGTGATCGCACCATGGGGCTAGCTGCCAGGATTTGTTCACAGCGATTGTGGGGAGGCCTGACGCCCGGACCAGTTCGCAGTCTTGTGCGTTGAGGCTTGGGCCGGACGCTATGCAGACGAAGGTTTTCATTCCGGTTCGAAAGTTACGTTCTCAAGCACCAGCGTTTCATTCACTACTCGACCGTTTTCTACGCGCATAGGCTCAACGGAGCACACTACTTCTCCGGTTTCCGTATCGACACTCTTGATGCAGCGATCCACTTCTACACCGTTTGAAAACACTTTGCCGCGTGAACCTTTCTCTGAATCATAGATCATCTTCTAACCCTCATTGACGCCCCGCGAACACGGAGCAGAAACGTAATCGCGCCCGCTTTCCTGATCCGGCAGCCACGCGTGGACGTTGTAGATATCCCCGTTGTGTAAAATGCGTTGCTTGGCATTCAGGCCGGGGCGCTGGCGGATCACGATGCGCGCGACGATCTCGGATTGGATCGCCGCAGCGGCCAGGAATTCCCGACCGCTGGCGGGAGCAATGCGCGCTGGCACATCGGCGAACACGGTTACCCAAGCTTCAGTGAAGCCGCCCGTCTCTTCGTCACGAACTGCGGTCCAGTCCTGAATGTCCACTCGGTGGCGGTACTGCCCGGCGCGGCTCATGGGCGCTCCTCGATGACCAAGTTGTACGTGCCCGTACAGTCGCCGCTGACGCCCGTCATGCGCGCGATAACGGCGTAGTAGGTCCCTGCTACCCTTCCTTTCTCGGATACCGCTTCGCCGCCCACGCTGGACTGCTGCGCGGTGGCGCCGGCTGTCCTGACACGAAGCGGGGTGAGCGGAACCTGGCCGACGTTCGGCGTGAACGTGCCTCCTGATGCGATCTGCGATTGGAACGTGTACGCCGCTTGCTCGGTCATGCTGTTTTCGGATACAGGTGTGTGGGCCGAAGCAAAAGTCCCTCCCGCTACGCCTTGGGAGGCTGCGTACGTCCGCAGGGTAGCGCCACCCTGATCGAGAGTTAGAGTATGCGCGTGGATTATGAAATTCACGGGGATAATGACGCGGAACACGAGTGGTGTAGCGGCGATTGGATTGGCCGACGCGAACTCGTAGTTGATAGCCCACATGCGACGCCCGAAGAAACCGGTTTGACCCGTATCAACGCGGAGTCGCCGTACAGGACCGTCGCCGCCATCCGTCAGGAGATCAAATGGCGGTTCCGCGACCACGCGTTCCGACCAGGTTCCATCACCCATGTCGATGATCCGCCGGAGAAAGCTCCCGAAGACCCGTGCGAATTTGTCAGCCATCTTTGTAGTCCTTTTATGCTAGGGCGGGATCACGAAGTGGGTAAAGTAGTGCGGTTACCGGCATTGGTAGGTAGCCACGGGCAAACGCGTCATCCGGGTTCTCGTCGCGGTCTTTGTACAAGAAGCCTACCATCAAGAGCGTGGCAGCCTGGACTGGATAGCTGACCTCTTTGTCACCGTTGCTGTCGACGACGTAGATAGGATCGCCCGAGCTGTCGACGATAATATCGTCGTTGCTGTCGCGCTCGACCTCATAAGGCGAAGCGCTCTTTAGGTAGTTCTTCACCGCGCCGGACGCGGCATGAATGTAGACCGTGATCAGGTTGTCGTCTGAACTGTGGTCCATGTTCAGGTGTTCTTTTGCGCGCTCCAGGGTGACGTACATCATTTCAACGTCACTCCTTTAGCCGGGTCAAAAGTGCTCGCATTCTCACGTAGGTCTTTACCGTTACGACCGGCTTTGACGACCATGGTCCACGCGTCGCTAGCGCCTGGCTTGTCGGTGTTTGCCGACTTGTTCGAGGTCCACTGGCTACCGGCCCATGTCACGTTGTCGTGAGCGTCGTAGGAGTCGCCTTCACGGTGCACGCCTTTATAAACCTGGATTGGCATGTGGAACTTCTGCACGATCTCGGCGCCACTGGACTTAACCAGCTTCACGGAGAACTCTCGCACATCGTCTTGGGCTACGCTGGCCGACGCGATGCCGTCCACGATGCACTCCCAGCCGCGCATGCCGTGCGTGCGCTCGTACGACTTCCACAGACCGCCGTTGTGCGCTGCGTAAGTGCCTCGTGGGTACTGCTTGGAATCGTCGATCGCCGGAAGAATCTCCAAGTCGATCGCATCGCGGCCGTCTTCTGGCTGCTTCACTTCGGGAACTGGGATCAGCGCGGCGGCAGCGCGGGCGATGGCTTCTACGTCGACCTTCTCAGGCGCCGGGACTTCGACAAGCGCCGCCACTGCGGCCAGGTCAACTTCCGCAGCGTCTTTGCCGTCCTTCACTTCGGGCAAAACGATAAGCTTGGCGGCGGCTTCGGCAAGCGCGGCGAGGTCGACCGGCTCAGCATCTTTGCCGGGCTCGCCGTCTTTGACTTCCGGCAGCTTCACCAGGGCGGCGATAGCTTCCAAGTCCGGTTCAACCGGCATAGGGCGATCGGCAAGGCACTTACGCAGCTCGGCTATCTCTTGCGCCTGCTCTTTTATACGGGCGTCGAAGTTTTCCAAACCCTTGCTTAGGTACGCCATCACGGCGGGGGCGAGGCCCTTTACGATGCTATCGATGTCGCCGTGATTCATTGCTTGCACCTTTGTAAATATTCTTCGGTAGGCATCCGATTAAGCTTCTGGATGTTCTCAAACTGCGTAATGACGTTCAGGTTCGCCTCGCAGTGAAGACCGCAAACAACCTTCCCTTGCAGAGGATAAATGTGGTCCACGTTATGAGGAATTCCCGTCTCGGCCGTCAACCTTTCGGCCTCTTTGTAGAATTCTACCATTCTTTCGCGATTAGCCCACTTTGGCGTCGCCCGTCGCTTTGAGGCTACCCGCCGCATGGCCCTTTCGTTGGATAGCGCCCGATTCTGCTGGAGCCATCTCGCCATGTACTCAGCGCGAGACTCTGAATTTTCTTCCCGCCATGCTTTGAAGTTAGCGTTGAGCTCTCCCTTCTTCTCGGCGTAGTAGTTCTTGAAACTATCCGGATTTTCTTCTCTCCAGCCTTCGAGATAATCCTTCGTGCATCCTCTGCACTTTAAATTCAGGCCGTCCGGCGAAGCTTTACGCACACAGAAGTGCGATACCGATTTCACTTCTTCGCATTTTGTACAGCGTTTGAGCCCCGCGGCGTACAGCGAAGCTCTCTCCTGTGCTTCAGCTTCTTTGCGGGCGTGGATGCCTGGGCTACGTTTTTCTGCTACGCAATATTTACAGTTGCTAGCTACGCCATTGCCGCCCCGTGATGCACGCTCTCCTCTCGCTCTCTTAGCTTTGCTAAAAGAATCAAGCGGTTTCGGGATTCCACAAGTTTTGCAAATCTTCATTCGAGGCGAACTCTTTTGTTAATGCCTCAAAAGTATAATTCTTAATGCTTTCAGCGTCTACTTCTGAAATCTCCGTAGGCGTCTCTGGTTCTGCCTGCTCCGTCCCGAAGGGGTCGCCGGAAGCGCTACGTTTAGCCAGGTCTTCCAAGCTAAAGTTCTGCATTTGAAGATAAGGTTGAGCGCCGCCCGTAACAGGACCCAAGCTCATACGGTATCGAGCCTCGTTAGGCGCCATGATGCCGGCTCCTACGGCGGTTTTAAGCGTTTCAACTAGGGCACCCATGTCCATCCTTAGCAGGCCGTCTAGATCCAGTTCTACCCCGTACTGCGGAGGCAAGGACAAACCGTCGTCCATACAGGCTTCATACTCTTCGACGAGAACTTGAATGCAGTCCGAGTAATATTTCTGGTTCTCTTGCGCGGCCGTGGTACCGGTCGGCGAGTTGGTTACGCCGACTTTAGACGGCGGAACGTGGAACGCGGTGCAGATCATTTCCGCGGTAAGCCGGAACTGCTCGATCAACTGCGAATCGGTGGCCGACATCTTCATCTGCTGGAACTTCAGGTCGTCACCGACCACAGCGACCTTGCCCGCATTCTGGCCGGTGTAGTTCGCGTCCCAATGCGCTTTGAGCCGTGCTGCAGTCTCGTCGCTGATAGCGCCGGGGGCGGACAGGATACCACCAGGGCGCGCACCGTTCTCGAAGAACGTCGAGCTATCACTTTGCATCTTGAGCGATTGACACGCGGCTTGCGCAGCGGCATAGAGCGGCGATACACCGACCAGTGGATGGAACAAGCAGTTCATCCGGTCATGGATGATCTCGGACGCCGGTACGGTTACGCCGTCGCCTACTCGGTTCAGGTTGTCGTTCGAAAGCTGGTAGTAGATAGAGCCGTCGTCAGCAACCAGGGGGAGCACGCGGCACGGATCGAGCAAGTAAATTGCCACGACGACGCCGCGCTGGTCACGCTGCTTCAACCCGTAGGTATTGCCGCTGATCAGCTTGGACGTCTGCCACCACTGCTTGAACTGGATGTGGTTCTGGTAGTTGTTCGGCTTCTTTAGCACCGGACTGAAAGCTGGGCTCGTGGTCTCTTTCCAGATACCGTTCGCGTCCAGTTCCATCAAGCGCTGGCGCAGTTTGCCGATGTCATTAGCGATCAACGTTACGCAGGCGTAGACGGCGTAATGTGCCAAGACTGATTCGTTAGTCCACGTATCGTTCTTCTGCCATGCGCCTGAGTAGGGTTCGCGGATCATCGGCCACCAACCGCCCATGCCCGTACCGGGCGGCGACATTGGCGCGCGCTTGAAGGTTAGGGACAGCTCTCGACCGAATAGACGCATCGTTTACACCTGCACGGCGATGGCGGCTTCAATATCAGACTTCTTGATGCGTCCATCTTTACCTGTGCCGGTGATTTTGGAAAGGTCGACTTTATTCTCAGCGGCGAACTCTGCGAGTGCGGCGGATACCAGCGGCTCGTCGTCTTCTGCAGGAGCTTTCGGCGCGGCAGCAGTGAGCATCCGGGTTTCGTAGGTGCCGTGGCCTAGCTTGCGCAAAGTTTCAGCGTAACGGCGCGCCATGGGTACGGTCTTACCGCCTTTGCTGTAGGTGAATTCTACTTTGCTCATGCGAAAAATCCTCAAATTTAACGGGAGTCTATCAGAAACTCCGTTAAGGCTGTACTAGCCCCTTGATTTCGACCAGGAGAACTACGCCCTGCGGGTCGTCGTTGTAGTTTGACGCTTCGTAGGTAAGGTTCATTTGGGCGCCATAAGTCACTTGCCGGCCGAACCATGCTGCCATACCCCCAGTAATAGCCTTCAGTGACAGGTTATCCACTGTCAGATCGCCGACACCAGAAGAAATACCGTAGCCGTTCACAGCGCCGGGCGTCTGCACTATCTGAGCATAGCTTCCAGCTGCCGTTCGTTGTTGGCCGGCTGACTGCGTTTGGCCTGTGCCGTAGCGCCAGCACGAGACTGCAAGATTCGGCGGCGTTATAGCCGTCACGTCATAGGCTGAAAGGTATCGGCCTTCTGTGATTGAGAAGGCCCGCGTCAGAGGGTCGAAGTTGCCGATGTGAACCGCTTGGCCGCCCGTGATCGACCATCCGCGGCCAAGAGTCCAGCCAGTCGCGGAACTGAAGTCACCGTTAACGATAAGCTCTGGGCCGGTCTGAACTTGCCACGTCTGCCACTGGGTTACGGCGTCATAGAATTGCGAAACCGGAAACGCTCGCTCATCTAACCATGCGGCTTGCTGCGATAGGTCGCTAGCGCCTGGCGTCTGCGGAGTGATCGTGAGATCGATAAGCCCGGATGCGCCGATAAAGCTCTGCACGGCGCCGAGACTGCTGTAGTCGAGGATATCGCCGATGCGCAGGGCGGCTAGACCGCACGAGCCTGTGCAGGTTATGGCCAGGTTGTTTGTACCGGTAGCGCCGCCCTTGATAATGCCGAACCAAGCGAACATATGGCCGGTCGTCGAGTCGTGGACTTCGGCGCCAACAGTAAGCGGCGCGCCATTCCACGTTACGGTGATGCCGGGGGCTGAGTTCGCGTTGTTGCGGCCGGTGATTCGTACAATCATCGCGCCGGTTGGCGAATTGTACGGCGTCGTGTACCCGTTCAAACCGTCGGACGGATTGATAAGCCGATCGTATGGCCCGGGCGGCGCAGGAATAGGGGGTTCAGGCGTCGCCTCATCTTGGTTGATGAAGACGATTTTCTTAATGAAGCCAATAAAATCTTTCATGCGGTGGGCTTCCGGGGGTTGGTCGCCCACGCAGGATATTAGGTTGGCTGGGTATTTGCTAGTTTTTCAGCTCTGCGCTTTTCACGTCGCTTCGCCAATCGTTCTTCACGCCATACGGCTTCTTGCTCTGGAGTTCTGGCGTTACGAGCACGTCGCGCCTGTTGTCCTCTCTTCAAGCCTTCTACCATTTTCGCCCGGATAGCAGGATCAGCCCACTGATTGGCGGCCTTCTCGCTCTGCTTCTGAATTACTTCAGGCGCGGTCTTAGCTGCCATAATCATTTCGCGGTATTCAGGATCAATCCAATTTTTGGACTGGCTCGCAGCGTTCGCCGCCACTTTCTCAGGTCTACGCGAGACTTCTTCCTTCAGCGCTTTACCTTCCGGGGTGGAATAGAACCGTTGAAGAGTCTCTGAGGAATGGCGACGCAAAGCCGGGTTCTCCCACGCTTTCTTTACTGCCTTGCGCCACTTAGCGAGCGCAACAGGGCATGTTATCTCTACCCCATCGCCGCCGGCAGTAGTGTTAGTAAGCTCCCATCCTAGGCTTTTACCTTTCGAGATCCAGTGGCGCTCTACTTCGCGCCAATCCTCTTGCGGCCCAATTTCTGCGATCACCTTAAGCTCTACGGTTAGGCCGGCTTTAAGCACTTTTCGTATCCACCTGGCGGCATGATGATCGGAGCGTCCGGTCTCCGCAAAATAAATATGCTGTTTTAGTCTTTCAGTAGGATTGTTCGATTTGCCGATGTACCGCACAGTTTTAGCGATAGGGCAATGTAAAGCGTAGATGTAGGTAATCAAAACAAATCACTCCCATGATCGTTTCTCCCAAATAGAAAAAGTCCGCCACATCGACCGTTGGGAGACGGTACTCGGGAGCTACCCGGATGTGGCGGACTTCAGTTTACAACAGAGCTACGTTACGCACCAGCTCCCCAGTTCACGCCGGACAACCATGCGACGGCGCTTGCGCGGCGACGCTGCCAGTTGATGAACCGTTCCGCCAGGAATGCAGTGGAGTTCGTTTGGAACATCGAAACCATCGCGGTAGCAGTGCCGGTGTCGCTGGCATTTGTAGGATTATCAAGCATTTGCAATGAAGCCTCTCTCGAAGCGTCGATGGTAACTTGACCGTCGTCTGCCAGCCAAATGTCCGAAGCATTCAGCAGCACGACCATGCCGCCGGACGAATCGGTGATCAGGTAATCAGAAACAATTACCGGAACGCCCATGAAGGTGCCGCCGTTCATGGTGAGGCCTGGGAACTCGGACTGACCGAGTGGGTTCTGCATCATGCTCAACGCCAGAGCTGTAGTCGAGTCCATCAGGTACACGGCATTGCGTGGTGGGTTACGGGCTGCGATGAACGGTGCCCACAGCGCTTGGATATCCGCTCGAATGTCTTCAGCAGTGTTGCCGCTCGAAGGAATTGGCGCGATGCCGTTAGTGATGGACGCCGGCGAAACGTTGGCTACAGCCGCCTTGTCTGGATCAATGAAATCGATGTCAGCCCGCTCGATTACAGCAGCGGCCAGGCCGTCGCGCACAAGGCGTTCCGCGGACGGATCACTGAAGCGGATCAGTTCGTTGGTCAGAACCGCGATGGTCGCGATTTTGTTCCAACGCAGTTCAACGTTGTTGAAGTCGAAGGATGTCAGCGGCTTCGGTTTACCTTCGCCGGTCCAGAATGCGTTACCGCCTGAGGTTTGCCCGGCGATACGAACGTTGAAAGGGATACGGTTCAGCGACGGGATGCCGTTAGTACCGAATTGGCCGATAACGGTGCGAGGACGCAGGTACTCGATGAAATCGCCGGCGAAGTTCTGGTACTCAACCAATGGGGCTGCCCAAGTAGGGTCCAGTGTGGTACCTGCTTCTACTACGGCTTTCATCATGCCCTGCATTTTCTGGCCGCGAGCTTCCAGGTCGAGGGTCTTCACGAGACTTTCGTGCTGTGGGTACTTCGACTTGGCGATTTCCACAGCCATTGCTGGGTTGTTCTGCGAAGCCATTTTGCACATGGCGTAACGGGCGAACAGGATGCCGGGTTCCAGCTTCTCGGTGTTCTTGGCTACGAGCGGTGCGCGCTGAGTAGATTTGGTCACGTCTTGTACTGGAGCGGCCTTTTCAATGTTGGCTTTCTCCATCACTTCGAGACGCTTGATGTGCACTTCAGCAGCTTTCAGCTCGTCGGTGATGGTATCGAACTCTTCCGACTCGGCTTCGTCCAGGGTGCGGCCTTCGGCGGCTTCCATCAGTTCTTTTTGGCGCGCGGACTTCTGCACCATGGTGTCCTTGAAGGACTTGATTTGTTCTGC